GTCACGAAGATGGATGCCTTTGGCTGTACCAGCCGGGGGCAGGCACACCGCGCCGGGCTGTGGCTGATTAAAACGGAGCTGCTGGAAACGCAGACCGTGGACTTCAGCGTGGGCGCAGAAGGGCTTCGCCATGTACCGGGCGATGTCATTGAAATCTGTGATGATGACTATGCGGGTATCAGCACCGGCGGGCGTGTGCTGGCGGTGAACAGCCAGACCCGGACGCTGACGCTCGACCGTGAAATCACGCTGCCATCCTCCGGTACCACGCTGATAAGCCTGGTTGACGGAAGTGGCAATCCGGTCAGCGTGGAGGTTCAGTCCGTCACCGACGGCGTGAAGGTAAAAGTGAGCCGTGTTCCTGACGGCGTTGCCGGATACAGCGTGTGGGGGCTGAAGCTGCCGACGCTGCGCCAGCGCCTGTTCCGCTGCGTGAGTATCCGTGAGAACGACGACGGCACGTATGCCATCACTGCCGTGCAGCATGTGCCGGAAAAAGAGGCCATCGTGGATAACGGGGCGCACTTTGACGGCGACCAGAGCGGCACGGTGAATGGTGTCACGCCGCCAGCAGTGCAGCATCTGACCGCCGAAGTCACTGCAGACAGCGGGGAATATCAGGTGCTGGCGCGATGGGACACACCGAAGGTGGTGAAGGGCGTGAGCTTCCTGCTCCGTCTGACCGTGACAGCGGATGACGGCAGTGAGCGGCTGATCAGCACAGCCAGGACGACGGAAACCACATACCGCTTCACACAACTGGCGTTGGGGAACTACAGGCTGACAGTCCGGGCGGTAAATGCATGGGGACAGCAGGGCGATCCGGCATCGGTATCGTTCCGGATTGCCGCACCGGCAGCGCCGTCTCGGATTGAGCTGACACCGGGCTATTTTCAGATAACCGCCACGCCGCATCTTGCGGTTTATGATCCGACGGTACAGTTTGAGTTCTGGTTCTCGGAAAAGCGGATTGCGGATATCAGGCAGGTTGAAACCACAGCCCGCTATCTTGGTACGGCGCTGTACTGGATAGCCGCCAGTATCAATATCAAACCGGGCCATGATTATTACTTTTATATCCGCAGTGTGAACACCGTAGGCAAATCGGCATTTGTGGAGGCCGTCGGTCGGGCGAGCGATGATGCATCCGGCTATCTGGATTTTTTCAAAGGCGAGATAGGGAAAACCCATCTGGCTCAGGAGCTGTGGACGCAGATTGATAACGGTCAGCTTGCGCCTGACCTGGCTGAAATCAGGACGTCCATTACGGATGTCAGCAATGAAATCACACAGACCGTCAATAAGAAACTGGAAGACCAGAGTGCGGCAATTCAGCAGATACAGAAGGTTCAGGTTGATACAAATAATAACCTGAACAGCATGTGGGCTGTGAAGCTGCAGCAGATGCAGGACGGACGCCTTTATATCGCGGGTATTGGTGCCGGTATTGAGAACACCCCTGACGGCATGCAGAGTCAGGTGCTGCTGGCGGCGGACAGGATTGCGATGGTTAATCCTGCGAATGGCAACACAAAACCGATGTTTGTTGGTCAGGGCGATCAGATATTCATGAACGACGTGTTCCTGAAACGCCTGACGGCTCCCACCATTACCAGCGGTGGAAATCCACCGGCATTTTCCCTGACACCGGACGGGCGACTGACGGCGAAAAATGCGGATATCAGTGGCAGTGTGAATGCGAACGCCGGGACGCTCAACAATGTCACGATTAATGAAAACTGTCGGGTTCTGGGAAAACTGTCTGCGAACCAGATTGAAGGCGATCTCGTTAAAACAGTGGGCAAAGCTTTCCCCCGGGACTCCCGTGCACCGGAGCGGTGGCCATCAGGGACCATTACCGTCAGGGTTTATGACGATCAGCCGTTTGACCGGCAGATTGTTATTCCCGCGGTGGCGTTTCGTGGCGCTAAACATGAGCGGGAGAATAACGATATTTATTCGTCATGCCGCCTGATAGTGAAGAAAAACGGTGCTGAAATTTATAACCGTACCGCGCTGGATAATACGCTGGTTTATACAGGTGTTATTGATATGCCTGCTGGTCGCGGTCACATGACGCTGGAGTTTTCGGTATCAGCGTGGCTGGTAAATGACTGGTATCCCACAGCCAGTATCAGTGATTTGCTGGTTGTGGTGATGAAGAAATCCACAGCAGGTATCACGATTAGCTGAATTTTCATAACCCATATGCGGGCGCCATTTCTGGCGCCTTTTTTATTGCAGAAAAGCGAGAGGTAATTATGCGTAAAGTTTGTGCAGCCATTTTGTCCGCAGCCATCTGTCTGGCCGTATCCGGTGCGCCTGCATGGGCGTCTGAGCAGCAGGCCACACTGAGCGCAGGGTATCTTCATGCCCGTACGAACGCTCCCGGCAGCGATAATCTGAACGGGATTAACGTGAAATACCGTTATGAGTTTACGGACACGCTGGGGCTGGTGACGTCATTCAGTTATGCCAACGCTGAAGATGAGCAAAAAACGCATTACAGCGATACCCGCTGGCATGAAGATTCAGTGCGTAACCGCTGGTTCAGCGTGATGGCGGGGCCGTCTGTACGCGTGAATGAATGGTTCAGCGCGTATGCGATGGCAGGCGTGGCTTACAGCCGTGTGTCGACTTTTTCCGGGGATTATCTCCGCGTAACTGACAACAAGGGAAAAACGCACGACGTGCTGACCGGAAGTGATGACGCTCGCCACAGTAACACCTCTCTGGCGTGGGGAGCTGGCGTGCAGTTTAACCCGACCGAATCCGTGGCCGTTGATGTCGCTTATGAAGGCTCCGGCAGTGGCAACTGGCGCACTGACGGGTTCATCGTGGGTGTCGGTTATAAGTTCTGATTAGCCAGGTAACACAGTGTTATGACAGCCCGCCGGTTCAGGCGGGCTTTTTTGTGGGGTGAATATGGCAGTAAAGATTTCAGGTGTACTGAAAGACGGCACAGGAAAACCGGTACAGAACTGCACAATCCAGCTGAAAGCAAAACGTAACAGCACCACGGTGGTGGTGAACACGCTGGCCTCAGAAAATCCGGATGAAGCCGGGCGTTACAGCATGGACGTTGAGTACGGTCAGTACAGCGTTATTCTGTTGGTGGAAGGCTTCCCGCCGTCACATGCCGGGACCATCACCGTGTATGAAGATTCCCGACCCGGTACGCTGAATGATTTTCTCGGTGCCATGACGGAGGATGATGCCCGTCCGGAGGCACTGCGCCGTTTTGAGCTGATGGTGAATGAAGTGGCACGTCATGCCGGAGCGTCATCACAGAGTGCAGCGGCGGCAAAGAAATCCGAAACGGCAGCAGCCTCATCGAAGAATGCGGCGAAAACCTCAGAAACGAATGCAGCTAACAGCGCACAGGCGGCAGCGGCCTCGCAGACTGCATCGGCAAACTCCGCGACAGCAGCCAAAAAATCAGAAACCAGCGCGAAAAATAGCGAGACAGCCACAAAGGCCAGCGAAAAAAACGCAAAATCCAGCCAGACGGCAGCGAAAACCAGTGAGACGAATGCCAAAGACAGTGAAGCCAACGCAAAGGTGAGCGAAACAGCGGCGGCGAACTCGGCGAAAGCATCGGCAGCAAGCCAGACGGCAGCAAAAGCAAGTGAAGATGCTGCCAGAGAATACGCAAACCAGACAGCAGAGCCGTACAGATATGTTTTACAGCCGCTGCCGGATGTGTGGATACCCTTTAATGATTCGCTGGATATGATTACGGGCTATTCTCCGGGTTATAAAAAAGTGAAGATTGGTGATAATGTGGTTCAGGTTGCCAGTGATAAACAGGTTAATTTCAGTCGCGCATCAACGGCAACATATATCAACAAATCTGGCGAACTGAAAACGGCGGAAATTAATGAGCCACGATTTGAAAAAGAAGGTTTATTGATTGAAGGTCAGCGAACCAACTACATGTTGAATTCAACAACTCCAGCTTCTTGGGGTAAATCTGCAAATATGAATGTCGCTGAGGTTGGAACTGATAGTTTTGGTTTTACTTATGGAAAGTTTGTTTGTAATGAATCATTAATTGGGCAAAGTACAACCCTTAATATGGCAGTAGTTTCAACCTCGGGGGCTGTCGATGTATCAGGCGATAATAAGTGTGTGACGACATCGTGCAGATTTAAAACGGATTTGGAACTCCTGTTAAGGATCAGGTTTGAAGCCTTCGATGGCAGCGCTTCATCTAATCTTGGATATGCCATTGTTAATACGCGGTCTTTATTGGTTGAAATCACCGGTGTAGCTGCCGACAGGCTCACCGCACGAGTTAACAAAGATGAAGCTACGGGCTGGATTTTTGTAGAGGCAACGATTCAAGCAAGTAAAGAAACTTACATAACCTCTGCAATACAATACGCACCAAAAAAAGGTGGTGTCGTTGAATCTGGTGACTATATTTATCTGGCCACCCCTCAGGTTGAGGATGGTTCGTGTGTATCATCTTTTATTATATCAGGAACGACGGCGGCGACGCGCGCAAGCGATATGGTTACAGTTCCGATTAAGAATAATCTTTATAATCTTCCTTTTACGGTTCTTTGTGAGGTACATAAGAACTGGTATAAAACGCCAAATGCAGCGCCACGTGTTTTTGATACCGGCGGTCATCAAACCGGAGCGGCTATTATTCTTGGCTTCGGATCTTCGGCAGATGGGCCAGACGGATTTCCTTATTGCGATATTGGTGGATCAAATAGGCGTGTTAACGAAAACGCATCGTTGAAAAAAATGGTTATGGGGATGCGTGTAAAGTCAGATCAGTCTACATGTGCAGTAAGTAACGGGCGTATATCCAGCGAAACAAAAACCACATGGGAATATATCCGGAGTACAGCAACCATTCGCATTGGTGGACAAACTACAGCAGGATTACGCCATTTATTTGGGCATGTGAGGAATTTTCGTCTCTGGCATAAAGAGCTAACAGATGCGCAGCTTGGGGAGGTTGTGGAGTGAGAGATTTCACGTTGCGTTTCAGTGATAAAGCAGATTTCAGGGCATTTCTCAGGAAACTTAACTGGGAAGAGGACGAAGAGCTGCAGAATGCCGTTCTGGTTGATGAGATTGGTTTTACGTTCAGGGAGACAGATGTTTCTGATGACGGAGAACCAGAATACACGCGAAACGAAGGGTACTTTGTTAATATCCGTCTTCTTGACGATGGATTTGATGATTCCGTGTTCCGTGAGTGGGTGGTTACACCAGAGCGCCCGCTCAGGGAGTGGTTTTAAGGATAGCAGATGGATATCACGTCGATACTTCATGCGCTTTGTGCCGTGGCGGTGCAGGTACTGGCTGGTCTTTTTACCGGAAACTGGGCTTACGGGGCGATAGCCGGTTGTACGTTCTTCATTGCGCGTGAACACACCCAGGCAGAATATCGCTGGATTGAAATGTTCGGGCATGGCAAGCGGATTAACATGCCGTGGTGGGGCGGTTTTGATCCACGTGCATGGGATGTGGCAAGCCTGATGGATTTTGCTGTGCCGGTGGTGGCGTGTCTGCTGGTCTGGCTGTTGGTTAATCGTGGGTGAAAAAGGTGAGCAGTATATGCAACGAAGGAGGAAACATCATTGCTGGCGGCATGGAAGGCATGCAGGGTGTTGCTGAACCGTGTTGATACATCAACTGCACCTGATATTGAGTGGCCTACGAACCCTGTCAGGGAGTAATCATTGGGATTATGCCGCAGCACGTCTTAAGCAAGAACGTGCTGCGGTTGGATGCTATTTTTTCCCTGAAGCGGAAAACATTACTACAGTACCTTGAACCTTGGTTTTAACATTCTCGAAATGCTCTGAGAGTATATGTGTTAAGCCTTCTTCGGAATCTTTTGTGTTTGAAAAGATGCCTTTCTGATTGTAAATGCGCATCAGTTTTTGACCGAAGCTATTGTGCACAACGCCGTCACCAAGAATTGTGGCTCCGTATAGAGTTCCATCGTCAGTTAAGGCCTGCGCCGCATTGCGTATTACACAGCTTTTTGTAGATATATTTCCAGGCAGGCAGTGAAGAAGGTAAAACATGGAAATGGAATCAAATTGACCATGTAACGCCGCGGGATAAGGATCAAAAACATCATGGCTAATTTTATGTTTAATTTTTGATTCCCCAGCCCTTGTCGATGCCGCGTTCAGGCTAGCTTCGTTCAAATCCATTAAAGATATCAGACTACTCTCAGGTACGTGAGTAAGGTAAAACCCAGTTCCAACGCCAATATCCAGATGGTTGTTACCTAAATGTTCCAGAAAGTGTGGAAGAAGGTGTTCCTTTGTAGGACATCCCCATGCAAGCCGATTTGATACTCCCAAAACCCACCAGTCATAAAGCTTTAGGGTAAGTGGTGTGTAAATTTTAGCCCCATCATCTGTGTTTTTTTTCATTAGTTTCACCGTATTATAGTTTTATTTGTGAATTAAATCAATTATGGCGATGAATTACAAGGGGTTAAATGCTGCCGCAGCATAGCGATATTGAAATAGCCTGGTATGCTTCGATACAGCAGGAGCCGAATGGCTGGAAGACCGTCACTACACAGTTCTACATCCAGGAATTCAGTGAGTATATTGCGCCACTGCAGGATGCTGTAGATCTGGAAATCGCAACGGAGGAAGAAAGATCGTTGCTGGAGGCATGGAATAAATATCGGGTATTGTTGAATCGTGTTGATACATCAGTAGCTCTGGGTATGAAGCTGTTTGTAACTCATGTTACAGTAACAGCCATTACTATCTCGAAGGTGCAAAATGTATATTGATTTGATATTTTATAAATTTACTTCGAATCTGGCACGTCAACTTTTGATTAAAGTAATATCAGTTTTCGGCGAAAAAAGGACCGTGTACATGAGACGATTTCATACAAGAATAACAAAAATATGAATATGCTCCCAATGCAATATATGTTTTGCATTGGGAGCAAATAGCGGAATATTTTGAAATTATTGTATTTCTGCTTCAGAATTTCCTGGGCAGTATATATTTTCTGGTTTTTGTGGAGTGATCAGGTGATGTACAACTGCTTTATCTACACATAAATTAACTCCGGTGAGAGCTAATGTATGCCCATCACCATTTATTGTTAGTAACGGGCTGGAAAATTTCTCTGCCATCTTACGGGCATTAATCCAGGGCGTTGTTGGGTCGTATTTGTGTGCTACAAACAGTAAACCAGAGGGCAGAACAGTATTTTTCAGGCGAGTTTTGTTCAGGTCGCTATGTATTGGCCATAATTCACAAAAATCAGGTGAATCGGAACGTCCATTGTCAAAGTTAATAGCCGGGAAGGCATTCGCAAGAGCGTCTTTTCGGGATTTTCGCTCTTCTGGTGTTAATTGCTCATCCCCCTGATCTACACAGAGGATTACCCCCGAAGCATTGCTTGACTCTTCTGAGGCTATCGGAGCACTGAGCGCAGTTTCAATTTCATTACTGACAATCCCCTGAGAGAACTGGCGTATGGCAGTTGCAAGGGTTGGCCATGATGAACGCCATAGCAGAAGGTCTGTTGTTAATGATATGAGTTCATCTGAAGATATATTTTCTCCCTTACTGTCTAATAAAGGTTTGTGATGTAATTTTGATAATAGCTCATGGAACTGAGTTATTGCCTTATCTCTGTCTGAAGAAAGCGGGCAACTTTTTGTACGCGCACACCAGGATGCAAAGCGATCAAACGTTTCCTGATAACTCTGTGCCTGTTTGAGTTGCCATGTGAAGTTGTCCTCCAGGTCATCGATATCGACGACTCCATCAAGAACGATAGATCTTACGTTGTAGGGAAAACGTTCTGCATATAAGGCTGCAATTTGAGTTCCATACGAATACGCCACGGCTGTCAGTTGTTTATCCCCCAAGGCTTGCCTAATACGATCAATATCGTATACAGCCTCGTTAGAGCCGATATGGCGAATGACTTCGGCTCCGGTATTATGGATACAGGCATTAATTTTATTTAATACTTGTTGCTTTTCGGTTATGTTTTCCTGAGTCTCTGTATCTGATTGCCGGCAGTTTATTGTCGGAGTGGACTGTCCGACGCCTCGAGGATCAAATCCAATAATATCCCATGACTCACGAAGATTTGTGACTGGCCAGTCAAAGTTAATATAAGGATTTATGCCTGGTAACCCGGGACCACCACTTATTATCAGGATACTTCCTTTATGCTTGCTTTTTGCCGGCAATTTTGTCAACGCTAGTTTGACTTGTGATTTTTTTTCATAAGAAGCATCTCCGCCTGTGTCTGTATATTTTAATGGAACAGACAAATAACCACATAGTAAGTCAGGAGACGGTTTTTCCTCACCAAACCAGTGGTTGAATTGACTGGCCATACAGGATTGCCACTGTATCTGCTGGGCAGATACGGTTACTGGTAGAAGTAACGTTAAAACAACTTTGAAATGAGTAATTATTTTTCGCATTGTGTCTCTGAATATCGGAATAAAGATAAGATTTGAATATATTGAGGTCTTGTGTTGCGGTAAGAGATTACACGTTATGACATAGGTTAAATGCTTACAAAATTAGTGGATATTGCCTACTTGTAACTGTAAACAAATTCCCCGGGGTTATACAATACCACCGGGGAGAAAATCTGGTTAACTTCGTTAAAAGGTGTACTTAAGACCAGCAGTAGTGATGAAGTTATAGTTTTCTATGCCTGCACCATTTTTGCTGTAGTC